TTCGACTCCGCCATGTCTAAATGGGAAAGTGATCAAGCAATCTCAGCGCCTCCATTCTATAAAGAAATGATGGCTGGCAGAACAAAAGATAGCGAGATGATGGCTAACATGTCGAAAAGCATCGAGCGGCAAAACCAGATGTTCCAACAAATGATGGGCCGCAACGCTTCCGACCAACAAAGAATGGCGGCGGCCAACCAAGGCGTCGCTGGAGCGGCTAAGGATGGAGTTAAGAAAGCTCAAAAGCAGGCTCAGCAAGCTGCTCAGCAAACCATCAAAAACAATATCACTCGTGCTGCGGAACAAAACAATGTCCCATCCGAGGAGGCTCAAAACTTCCTAGCCTATATTGGAGAAATAGGAGTGACTATGGCCGACTTGCAAGACCCTAGAATGACTGCGAGAGTTATGAAAGATTTCAGCAACAATAGAAATTCTCCTGAATTCGACCGCTTAAAAGATATTCATAGCAGACGCCAAGCATTTTATGGCGGAAGCTCCTCTACACCTTCTGCTGCTGGGACGACTCCCGCCGCAGGCGACAGCACCTTTGATAAATTTGCGTCTGCCGCTTTAGGTAAAAAAGGACTCGTATAGATTACGCTTACCCCAAAGCAACCATTGACGCCACTTCGTGTGGCGTTTTTTTTGAGGGACGAAAAAAGATCAAATCAATAGTATAGTCATATTGTACATAGCAGTGGCACTGCGCCCAAGAGCAAGACGATGGACATTCCGTTAGCTCCTATTACCGCGCCTCACCGCAAATGTACGCAAGAGCAAGACGATGGTCATCCCGTAAAGCTCGCATTAATCATTTTTTAATAGCCTGATTAGGAGAAACCATCATGGCAGCTATACAAGGGATGAGAGGGAGTGGTGAGTTCACCACAGATTTCCGTCCAAAAAACTACCGAGAGCTATTCACGCTCTTAGAACCAAATGGTAATGCGCCATTAAACGCGTTACTCTCAATGGGTTCATCTGAATCTACAGACGATCCTGAGTACAAGAACTTCAGAGATGAGCTTCCAGATCGCAAGATGAAAGTGAACGGTGCTATTGCATCTGCAACTACTGGGACTGTCGTTATAGACGCGTCTGATGACAACAAGTTTGCTATTGCTGGCGCGATAGTTGTGAACTCGGAAACGGGCGAAGTCATGCACGTCACAGCCGACACAACAGCAGCCTCAATGGCGGTTACCCGTAATATTGGCGGCACAACTCACCAGATTGCAGATAACGCTGACCTGTTTATTGCTGGCTATGCAGCGGCTGAGGGTGGATCTTCACCAACAGCTATCAGTTTTGATGCAACCGTATCGGAAAACTTCACACAGATTTTCCGTACAGCGTTCCAAGTGTCTAACACTTTATCTTCTACTTATCTTCGTACTGGCGATAAGATGGAAGAGTCAATGACTAAGGCTTTGAAGCTGCACATGTCAGACATTGAACGAGCTATGTTCTTTGGCTACAAGCATGAATCTAATGCCTCAAGCGCACAACCAACTCGCTTCACTGGCGGATTGCTCAACAACCTAACTAACGTTGTTGACATGACTACAGACTACGCTACTCATGGTGGTACTGCTGCTGGCCAAATGACTGAAGAGGGATTCGACAGCTTGCTGATCTCGTCTATCTTCAAATACGGCTCTAAGCAAAAAATCGCTTTCGTTGGTGAGAACGTCGCCAATCACATGCAACAAATCGGCAAGGATCGCTGGCAACCAACCTCTTATGAGGGTACTTATGGTGTGAACCTAACCAAGTACAATACATTTGCAGGTGATTTATTAGTTCACTTACATCCTCAGTTCCGCCAAGTGCCGAATATGAAAGATGCAATGATCATTGTTGATTTCCCTTATCTGTCTTATCGTTACCTAGAAGGTCGTGATACTCAGTTATTGGAGAATCGTCAATCGCCTGACGCTGATAGCGTCAAGCATGAATACTTAACTGAATGTGGCCTAGAGCTACTGCAAGATAAGGTGCATGCTTATATTAAAAACTGGTCTTCACGCACTGCGTCGTAGATTGAAAAGCATCTAGGGAGGGGGTTCGCCCCTTCCTTTTATAGAGGTTAAGTTATGGCAGAACTAAAAAAGAAAACAGCTACAAAGAAAGCCCCCTCAACGATCCTCTTCGAGAGTCGAGAAAAGGAACCTACTCAATTTAATGTCGCAGGGGTCAGTCCGATAAGAAATTTTTCTACTGGTCGTCTGGAATATGAAGTGGCGTCTAGTGACATAGAGAGGTTCGAGAAGAACCACTTTGTAACAAACGGGCGTATTATTCGTCAAGGATAACTCATGGCTACAAATACTAACCCTCAAGTAAAGGATAAGTATAGCCCCTTAAACACGCTGGCTATGCAGGCTCTCAGACGTTATGGGGAATTCCACCCCAGCACTATAGACGCTGATGTAGTCCTCATGTTCATTGAGTTTGCCAATCTAACTATTGATGACGTTATCATGCACCCTTACGCATCAACAGCCGACACTACTCTGGATTATTACGTTTCACAAACCGATGTCAGACCAGTAGCTGATCGCATCATTATTGCTGGCTTATTGCATTTATACGCAGCACAACAAGCTAGTAATAAATATGGTCTATATCTGAAAAGTTATTATCAAACCCTGAACTCGGCCATGTGGCAAAGATTGAACGGAAATACAAAAATACAGATCATAGCGCCAGACACAAAGCATAAAGTTAACCCAATTAACGGACTGGCGGAATAGTGGCTGGTCGACACTCACAACCACAGATAGAATCTAAAGCATTCTCTTATGAGAACTTTATGGGTCTGGAAACATCCAGAGATCATACGGCCTTAGATACAGGCAAAGATCAGCACTTAGTAGAAATCACTAACGCCTTCTGTGATTGGAGGGGGCAAATAGTTAGAGATCCCTCAATGAGACATTTTTACGGAACCTCCTCCGTGTCTCACATTGTTTTTTATTCTAGCAATGAAGCTGTCTGGGCTGAGAGTGATGTGAAGGGGGATGTGTATCTTCAGACTGCGAAAGGTCATCGCAGCGAGATACCTTATAACAAAAACACAACTCTATCTTCTACCGTTTTCAATAACAAGGCCGTCTTTGCGTCTGATCAACGTAACTTAATGTTCTATGATGGAGGAAGTTACACCGAATCAGAGTCAGCTGCGGCTAAAGATCTGGGAGCAAAGTATTGTGCGGCTATACAGAATCGGTTAGTTATTGCTGGCATCAGAGGGAAAGAGACTGAGATCCATTTTTCACGGATCAATAATGAAAACATATTTCCTGATGATGAGGCAGTGGATGAGGTCTCTGTATCGAAAGCGGCAACATTAGACCTGATTAATGTGCTTGGCGAAGCGTCTAAGGTGTCAGGTCTGGGTGTTTTTGAGTCCAATAAACTCGTTATGTTCACCCCAGACAGAGCCATTTTATATGTCATCTCCCATGATTATAGAAATTGGCACATAGATACCAATGCCAATATCAATATTGGATGCTTGAGCCATAACACTATTGCCAACGCAGGAACTGATCTTTTGTTCTGCTCGAGATCAGGCGTCCACTCAATCAGAAAATCTAAGCAAAACGGCATCATGGTTTTCTCCCACAGTTTATCCGATAAGATTGATTTGCTATACCGATCACTTGTCCGTTCTGTGGCAGACCCAGACTCTATATCAGCAGTCTTCGATCAAGACGAGGCACAATACCATATTTATTTTCCTCAATCTGGAGGGGTGTTATGTAAACGATTGACGCTATCATTGAATCCAGAGCTGGAAGACGAGACTCCCAAGTTTAGTGAAGGGGATACTCTGAATACTAGATGTGGTGCATTTTCGGCTGGCAAGATGTTAACTGGTTCGGCTGCGGGTGTTTATGAAGTTATCCCTTCTGGCAACCCTACTGACGTCGACGATGTAACTCCTTCGGCCAGAATAACCACTCCCTTTTTATGGCATGGTAACTTATCCGCTACCAAGAGCACCTACAGTTTGACTTTGCAAGCGACGGGTAAAGGAGTCCTCAATATTAGCGCTGTTGATGATGCAAACAGGATTCTGGGGTCTATAACCGTAGAGGTTGACGATGAAGATAATGGCAAGTACACAGGCGTACCTTTATTTCGCCAATATGAAAGATCATGGCAGCATCACTACCGAGCTGCTCAATACACAATAACCATTCAAGAAGGCAGTGGTCTATTAAGAATAATAGGCTTTGCGGTCACAGTGAGGAAATAAAATGGCACGTCTAAGGCAGCAATACCCGCATAATTATGGCTCAAGCGGCAACATTTCAACTGAAATTGAAAGTGTCGTTAGATATTTAAACGCCGCAGAGCTTGGGAATAACACCATAGGAGAGCTACTAGGTGTGTTATTTGATTCCGAAGGAATATGGCAAGGCCCAATAGCTATGAGGAAAGATTCCTCATTAGGGATTCAATATCGAGTCGGGACGTATGCTGATCCTGAAGCTGGGTGGGTGACACTGGCAACCTTGGGGGAGATTAGAGGAGCATCAGGATCAGACACAGGAACCCTTGGAGCGCCTATATTCTTTGGCAGAGCGGATTACACAGCCACGTCAGCACAAACAGATTTCGATTATAGTTTTGATGCTACAGACGATTTGCTTGTATGGAAGAATGGACTTCTTCAGGTTGAGGGGGCAGTAAATAACTACACCAGCTCCAGCACAGGAGGGACTGGCTCAGCAGGAGAGGTGAAGTTCAATTCTGGTTTGACAGCAGGAAATATAGTTACCGTTGTCAAAGTAAGAACCACAGCAATCACGGGATACACCAGAACCGACTTCGACGTCACCGTTGCTCAATTAAATTTCTCTTTTGTGTTTGATGAGAACACCAAGCTCCACATATACCATAATGGGATATTCCAAAGAGAAGGAGGGACGTATGATTACACCCTTAACCCAACAAACAATATTGTTCAATTCAATACGGCAATCCCTATTAATGATGTCGTCACTATCTTTACGGTAGAAAACACAACCAATCAAGCGGTCACAGGACTGATGTTAGAAGAGAAGTTCGTGAACTCTTCTACTGGCCTCATTAACTTCTCCACTTTAGCCATCGGTAGTGGTGACATAGCCCAAGCCAAGGTAAGCGGTTTGACCGCAGCATTACTGGCGTCAGCCATCATTACTGCTGCCCCGACAGCCCCCGTCTCTCCCAGCACAGGGGATTTGTGGCAAGACACGTCTGTAGCACCTAACAAATTGAATTTCTATGATGGATCTGCGTGGATTCCCACATCACCCACCTCATCCCTCCCAACATTTCAAGCCACCGATGCAGGGAAGATTGTTCAGGTGAATAGTCTTGGCGCGGCACTGGTGTACGCAGATCCTGACTACTCGGCTCTTATTACGCAGCTTGAAAAAGGACAGACGAATGGGGTAGCGGGCCTCAACTCACTAGGGCATATACCTTTAGCTCAGTTACCAGCATCACTAGCTACTGGATCTAAGTCGCTTCTGCTTGCTGGCCAAGTTGTGGATAACACTTACCGTATAGCACGACTAATTAATGAACGGGTCATTCTGACATCGTTGTACGCCTATCCTAATACAAGCGGTACTTGTGACGTACAAATCTCTGTCAATGGCGTTCCTGTTGGCTCGGCTTACGCAGTAAACACTGCTCTTACTGGATGGAACACACTCGCTACAACTGTTGATTTGAATGCGACTAACTCTGGCGCAAATGCTGGCTCAGACGCTATTGATATAGTGGTGACTAGCGCCTCAAGCCTACAAGACCTAGATCTTGCGATTGGCTATCAAATCCTTCCCCCAGCTTAAACTTGAATATTATCAGGAGATATCATCATGGCGTTTACATCCAAAGAAAGTGCGGACTATAAAAATCGAAAAGGGGATAGAAAGTCATATTCTGACTTCGTAACTGATTCCAATAAGTATCAATCTAGCGTAGACCCTTATCGCAAAAGCATGCAAAACTGGCTTGGTGTTCTTGAGGGAGACACTAACCCTGCCGATAATTGGGGGCAAATCTTTTTTACTGATTATGATACCTTTAACGCAAATAAGACGGCAGAGAATTATGCACCTCTACGCAACCAAATAGATAACTGGACAGGAGCAAACTCTTGGGGTCAGTTTGCAGATCAACTTGCTGCATTCGGCGCCCGTCCTGACGCAGCAGACTATACATTTAATGATACTGCTTATTATGACACCGATGCCGATGCCGATGCAGCAAGGGAGGGTAACGGGAAGTATGACAATGCCATGGAGATGGGATATGACAATGCCAAGGCTTATAGCGCCGCTAAGCACAGGGGCGACCCTAATTTCATGGATAAATTCAATACCCAGCGTGATGCGTACAACACTATCGTGGGCGATCTTGGCTCGTCCTTTGCGAATTACCAGTCGAAGAATCCGCTTGATACCCTGCAAAAGCAGGTTAACGACATAAACAATGAGAATGATATTCTAGCGGGCGGAGGGAATATCAACCTAACTAACTCTACGCACGACGTAAATGCCAAGAAAAAAATCACTTATGCTGATCAAGTCGCCGCAAACAACGCCCTGAACAATAACCCACTAGTAGTTGATCCGGTAGTTGACCCATTAGTTGACCCATTAGTTGACCCAGTAGTTGACCCAGTAGAGGAAGCCACAATATACAAATACAAAGTAGCCACTGCTGATGGGGTGGTTGACATGACACCAGCAGAATATGATGCATGG